TTCCTCAAGTTTCTCTTTTTGGTAGGGTGATTTTTCTTTATCCTTAAGCTCTCTTAAAGCCTCAATTCTGCCCTTGATATCCTCGGGCTTACCTTTCCCGCCGATGATAACCGTGGTGTCCCGGGTAACCAAAGCTTTATCTGCCCGGCCAATCCAGGTATCATCAGTATCGATGTCAATCGGGTGGTCATCAGTCAACAACTTCCCACCAGTAAGAACAGCGATATCCTCTAAGAAAGCCGTGTCATCCCGGGCAATGGGTGGAGCCGCCACCGCTACCGCATTAATCCCCCCCTTCATCTTGTTGTGAACCAGGGTAGCCAAGGCATCGCCACTGACATCCTGGGCAATGATGACCATGTCTTTAGACTTCTTAGCCAAAGCTTCCAGCAAAGGCACAATCTCGTTGATGAGCGATAGTTTGCGGTTAACCAGGGCAATGACCGGATCTTCAATCATCGCCTCCATTCGGTTGGGGTTAGTGATGAAGTAGGAAGATAAATAGCCTTTCTTAAACTCCATCCCGTCCGTGTACTCAACCGATGTTTCCAGCCCACTAGCCTCCTCTACCGTCACTAATCCATCGTTACCCACATGTTTGATGGCTTCGGCCACTAACGCCCCAATCTCGGTGTCTGATGAGCTAATTGACGCTACTTTGGCGACCTCCCCTTTGCCTTTAACGGGAATAGATAGCTTCTTCAACCCCTCCTTAAGTTGAGGTAACACCGCATAGATCTGGTTGCGCAAAACCATCGGGTTAACTCCCTCATCAATCAGTTTTAACCCGCCTTTAACCAGCTCGTAAGCCAACAAGGTGGCCGTGGTAGTACCATCCCCAGCTTCTTCGTTGGTTTTCTGAGCCGCTTCCCGGACTAACTTAATCCCGACATTGACCAGGGGGTCACTGGAGCTCACATCCCGACTCACCGTGACACCATCATGAACTACAATCGGCAAGCCCCACTGCCTTTGGATAGCTACATTCCGACCCTTGGGGCCAAGCGTAGTTACCACAGCCTTAGCCAAGTGGCTCACACCTTCAAGTAATTTCTCCCGGGCTTTACCCTCAAATGCGGTGACTTTATACACGCTTACCTCCTTTAATCAAACCGAGGATGTCGTCGAAGGAGATGAACAAATACTCTTTGCCCTCAAGGAAAAACTTAGCCTCGCCATAGCGCCGGTAGGCTACCACGTCCTTGGGCTTCAACCCCTCAATCGGTAATCCCTTCTTGTCAGGCTTACCCACGGCGATGACTTCCCCGATCTCGGGTTGGCCCTTAGTGGTTACCGCTTCGATCTGGAAAGTAGACCTGGGGCTGATGTCACTTATCTTGACTGGGGTTAAAACTACGGTGCGCCGAGAGGGAATAAGGTTCATTTTATATTCTTCGATTTACCATATTTACTAAAAGTTATTGTTCCGTCCCAACATATTTCCACTTCTTCAAATAGGCCGTAATCACTAAGCTCCCCTTCCTTATCTAACTTTATATTATCAATAAATTCGTCGTCGCAATCAGGGCCAAATCCAACCCTTATAGTGCCATTAAATTTTACCCCTGATTCAATGGCCGACTTTATGAAATCATCCATCCATGCCTGATCTCTATAATCATCGGCCTTAAAGGTAACACCATAATAATCATATGATACTTTCATTTCTTCCTCCTTAACCAATTGCGCTGGGCAATCCGGATAATAAAACGCATTAAAGCAAAAGCGTAGGTTTTATTCAAAGCTACACCATACTCTTCACCTTTTAAATTCCCCCACGTCCAAGCGGATAGAACTTTTGCATTATCGTCCCAAGCAAACTCTGCAAACTTAAGCTTCTTAGTTATCGTCGCCATTTGGCCTCCTCCTAATCAAAAGTTTTTCTATTTCAATCAATTTGCTTTCGGTCTTCTCCAAAGCTTCGGCAATTCCTTCAAGCCCACTGTTAGCTTTTACATATTTGCGGGGTAAACGCTCGTAGAGCGACTCTAAGACACCAATTAGGTGCGGGTGGTATTCTCTATCCACAAGACGAATAATCGGCTCACCACGGGGCTGTGGGGGGCTAGGACGCTCTATTTTTTTGCCCCATGCCAATATCCATTGACGACTTTCTGCCAAGATAGCAAAATATGGGCTTTTATTTTCATAAACCAACTTATCTTTGCTAATTATCGCCATTAGGTTCTCCCTTCTTCAACCGGCTGATATAAACTCTGATAGCCTGCCGGATAAACTCGCTCCGCTTCATCTTCTCCAAAGCCGCCCAGTGATCCAGGTCGCTCTTGAAACCTATAGGCATGGAGATATTAACCACTACCAAATCTTTCATAGGTTCTCCTCCACGTTGGCAATAGCCTTGCTGACAATTTCGATCTGTTGAGGTGTCCACCCACAATGGCACAGGCCATCAAAAGAAACTCCCTTAATCTTCCGGCAATCTTTGCACCGATAAATCTTGGGCAAGGCGTAGGGTGAAGAAACCTTTTCATCGCCCCCGCCCTCCCTAACTTCATGGATCAAGTCTCCCCGGGACAACCCAGCGGCAGCTTGCAACAACTTAGGCTTGTTCTCATCAGTCACATAGGGCAAGATAACAAATATCTTTCCCACCGGAACATGTGCGACTTCTTCCAATTTGAATTTCTCCACAGTCTGAATGGCCCGATAAACAGAAGCTCTCTCAAAATCAAGCTCCGGGTCAGAGAAGTAAGCCTCAAAACTCTCATAGTCCATTACCTGCCACAACTTCTTATCCCGCACCTCCCTCATGATCTCACCCAGGCGATAGAAGTGATGAGTGGCAGTCAGCTTAAGAGTAAGAAGCTCTTGGTGAAGCTGATTACCTCGAGTAGCTAAAGCTGTGGTTTCGCTCATCTTTCCTCCAAATCAACAGCTTGTCTTATGACTTCAAGCTGGAAAATTATTGCATTCACAAATTTGTCAAGCAATACCCGCCCCTCGGGTGTAACTTCGTGGTAAAGCTTGAAAAGCAAGTCAGTTATGTCTTTGTTTTTGCCTTTCATTTATTCTCCTCCGCCTCTATTAGGATGAACCCCTTACCGGAACAAGCTTGGCAAACTTTAGTTCCGTATTTCAAGGAGCCAAAACCGTTACATACTGGACATCGCTGCCCGACATGCTTTGGTCTGAACTTAACACCGCTGATGGTAACGTTTGATTTATCCACCTGTCTTTCCTCCCATTGTTTGTCTGTCATTCTTCCTCCTCTGGTTTAAAGATTTGGTCAGCCCGCTCGTCAAATTGTTTGGCCAATTTGTAAAGCTCGTCAAACTTGGCAGAGTCAGTTACCATCTCTCCCACCCGGCACACTGGCACAAACCAGGAACCCTTCTCGCCCTCAAGCATCTTGGTCTCCATCTTCACATTGAAAACAAACATGGGGACATTCTGGCTCTTGGCCACAGTAAACAAAGAAGAAAGCACATACTGAGCACTGGATCTAAAAACCATCCCGAACAGAGTCAGGTCATCTTTTATTACTCCTAACGCCTGATACTGAGGTTTCTCTCCTTCTTCCGGTTTGCGCTTGTCAACATAGGTTCCCTTAGCCGCAAACAGCCAATGGCAGTGAAACTCCGGCCAAATCTTCTGCTTGCCAGTGTGGTAATACTGCCCCGGGATAGCCTGTGTCCCGTTCTTGTCAACCATCAGGGTCATGTCAGACAATTTCTGAACCAGTAGGATCTGCGGGGGCCGAATATCAATCGGGTCAACCCGGCTCATCCCGATGTTGGCCAGAGGCTTCATCTGTTCCGAGGTTACCAAACCAAAGGTTTCGGCTACGTCTTTCTCTTTAATCTGGTCTGCGACTTCTTTCATATCCTTATCGATCATCTTTACCTCCCCTGACTACTTTAACGATATAGGTTTCAACTACCAGCCGGTCACACACGGGGCAGCGCAACTGGGTGACAGTTTCATACACATCATCTTGGCTAATGCCCTTAGCCTCCCCGTACTGTTGCATAGCGCAAAAATCTTTAGGACAAATCACGGCCATGTTTTCCTTTCCTTGCCCTATAAGTTAACCAAACAATAAATATCAAGGCCAATAAGACTACTGGAATCCAGATGGGGGAAAGTAACCACCACCAGGACCAGTGAATTAACCCAATTAGTTTCAGCACGATAAAGGCGATGGCTAAAAGACTAAAGAACCCTGCGCCGCCTGACGAATTAGCATTGCTCATTTTTCCTCCTCATTGGTTGCCCGGGCTCGAGCCATCATCTGATCAAAATCTGGGTACGTCTTCTTAATATCAGCGATAACCCCCAGGTTATGGGTGGTCATTCTCTCGCCCTTAACAACCCGGTTCACCACTCTGTTCCATTGCATTACCACAGGCTTGTACTTATCCTCAAACTCCATCTGGTTTTTAAAGCCGTAAAGCTTAGTCAGGTAAGGAGAATACCCCACCTTCCAGTTAGCCATNAANCGGGTGGTATCAGGATCGTAATCAATCAATGGCTCAAGCGGGGGTTGCTCCTTAGCCTCAAGATAATTGGTCATCTTTTCTATATCCTGGCGGTAAATATCCTCAATCGGAGAGGGGTTAAACACCCCCAACTCCAACATCCGGGCATCATCCTTGCAGATATACACAACATGAGCCTCGGGCAAATCCTTGGCCTTAAGATAATGAAAAGCTTGCAGGGCATGGGAAGTCTCGGCTGCCCCGAACTTCTCCCTCAAATCAAACATAAACGCCGCCGCCGTTTTGATCTCCAGCACTACTTCTCTCATCCCACTGGGGTACTTGCTCTGGAAATGTTTGACTATAGCTTGGGCCGCCCGACCCAAGAATTCGGGGAAATGCTCGCTACTGATCTCTGCCTGGGCTTTCTCCCAATCGGGCTTGCCCCCAGCCAAGTAATCCAATTTGCCGGTAACTTCAAGCAAACCAGGATATTTGAAAGATACCCAACCCTGCGACTCAAGCAAGATACCCGCCCGGCGTAGCACCAAGCCCACGATCCACTCCCAAATATTGCCAGCCTCAAACTTGCGTAGCGACCTGGGGTTGGGGGGATTGGTGGGAGCCACGCCCGTCATCTTCAGGTAACGATCAACGTAAGATTTGCCCAACTCCGAAGCCCACATATTACTACGAGGCTTAATCTCCCGCTCTTCCCGGTTTTCTAGGGACTCATTCCAGACCTGATAAAAACTCCAAGATGTCTTACTCATGTGGTCTCCTTGACCTTATACTGCTACTATACATAACTCAAAAAGCCTTGTCAACTACCAATTTAATACAAGTTTTATACATTGTCAACCCCCAGTTTCAACTGCCCTACTGGTGGCAAGGCTACTTCCTCCGCCCCAAGCTGATCCAACCAGGCGTGGCGACACTCCTTGCTGCAAAAGGCGCTTATCTGGCGCTTGCGGTTGGGGCACCCTTGGAGATAGCAGCGGCCATTAGGTTTGTTCAGGTCAGGTTGATCCCAAGGGAGAGGCTCTCGGTTAACCAGGCAGTAATCAAAATCATTCATAAGAAGCCCCTCCATGCCACAAAAACCATTTCCGGTAAACCACGCCCCGTGGGTGATTAATTAGGGTAAACGCCTTATTTCTAACCTCCTGGCAGTTAGGGCAAAAATTGTACTTTGCGATTAGGAGATACTTAGTTCCTTCATCTTCTAAATGCGTCTTCAGTTGATAAGTAACCAGGGGGTGGCTGAACCTTTTAGCCCCATGCTCTTCTCCTATCCCCTCCAGTTTAGCGAAACCCTGAAATTCGGTAGGGAAATTTAGTAAATCCAACCTGTCCCTGACCTGATCCCAGCTCATACCACTCCTTTCGGGATTAATGGATCTTCTCCTTTGTAAAAAATAGTGTTCTCAATATACTCAATATGAGGGATAGAAACAGCAAAATCATCAAACCATATTAGCCCCCGGTGGCCCTTGACCGAAGCTTCCTTGAGAACCCGAGCTTGTAAACCAGTAAGCTCGAAGGTGTTCTTGCCCACCTTAATTTCCCAAACATCCTTATCGGTAAACCGGGCCAAGCTAGGATTGACTGGCGTCAATTGCCGCATTGTTTGCCCCCTCTCGGGTATTACTAATAATCTGCACTCCCTTGTAGTAAAGTTGCTGAAAAGAGGTAATCTTGGTAGCCCAGAATTTATCCCGGGCGGCGGCCTCAATTAAAAGCCGGACTTTATCCGCCCCGCCAAACTTTTTCATGACTATCCAGCAATATTTCCGGTTCTGTTTATCTGACCCGTCAAGCATCGGGAGTTCCAATTTCTCTTTTAAGAAAGAAATTAAATTATTGACATCGGGATGGCCGAAACCGTTAGGTTTCCCAATTACCGTAGGTAATTGTATTCTTTCTTTTGTAATGTATTTCTTTTGTTGCTCTTCGCTTTCCGAAATTTCACTTTCCGAAGAGGTTGGATGAATATTTCCATTAACCTCTTCACTTTCCGAAGAGGTTACAATCCTGTCTAAAAACACAGTCCCAAGTCGATAAAAAACCTTCTTCCCAATCCGTTTATTTTTGGTGTCAAGTATATTCCCCTGTCTATCTCTGGCCTCTATCCATTTTCTAATAACGCAGTTATTAATTGCTTTAGCAAGGGCTGCTGAAGCCCTTCCGGTCTTTTTCTTAAGTTGGTAATAGGAAATCCAGTCTTCTTCTTTTCTTTTGCCTGTTGTTTTATCTATTACCCATCCTAATGTAGCTCGAGTGACAATCAGAACGACCCTTAATTCTGTGTCACTCATTTTATTCATTTCTCCATTATATANTTCGTTGGGGGTAGGGGTAGTATTAGGAATTGCCATATTCTCCCNCTACTCTTTTATCGAAATAAAGCTCAAGTGCTTCTCGAACGACTGAAGACATCGTTCTGATTTCAAGTTTCGCCAATTCCACAAGAAATTCTTTTTGCTCTATAGTTAAATATACCTGTGTTGGTACTGTTTGGGATATCATCACACAATCATCATAACACTATTTAAATTCATGTCAACCCCCAATTTGGGAAGTCGCACAGTGCGACTAATTAGCCCCTGGGTGGAAGCGTATGCCTGCCCAACGTACGCCTCCACTCAAGAGCTAATGGTATAATTATAAGACCCGGCTTGGTTTGTCCGCAAGGCTTACGAGGCCGGTTTTTTTATCATTCATTTTCAGCTCGCTTAACATCAGCCCAACCCTCCATGCCAATAAAGGCCAGGATGGGGGCTATGATGGCAAGTATCTCGTTAAACTCCAAACCCCAATTCCAAAATGAATTCCCAAAGGCAATCAGGGCGGCCAACAAGGCTAACAGGAACTTCCGGGAAGTAAATCGGCTCATACTTATCACCCCCTCTTTTTGATTATCTGTTTTAACCTGGAAACAATCTCAGCCAACAACTCAATGGTTTTGACATCCTTGATGGACTTGGCGATCTGGAGCCTCTCTTTCAAGACCTTGATTTCCGCATTGAGGTTGCTCTCGGTTTCAGCCGATGTGGTTTGCAAAGCCCCGAAAGCCACCTGTAAATCCTCCAGGTCTTGGCGTACCTGGCCAGCCTTCTCCGCCTCTGTGAGAATTTGCAGCTCTTCTTGGACAGTGTGTAGATGCTTGTCGTCAGCCAGAGTTGACACAAAAGCGTTATGCGCTTTGCGGATAGCCTCGGCCAACCCCTCCAGGCGTTTAATGTCTGCGTTTTTATCTGATAAAGATTGATTGTATTCCTTAATGAGTTGAACGACTTTAGCCGCATTGTCAAACCCTGCGCTAACGAAATCATCATACTTGGAAGATTTGGTGACTAGCTCCTCAAACTTGGTTTTCGGGAGAGAAATACTGCCATCTGGCATAGGTGAGATAAAACTCCCCTTGATTATAGCATAGCCGGTAGGCGGATAGTAGTTGCTGGGCCTGATCTTACCCACCCAGGGATCAGCCATTTCCTGGTTACCCAGGAAAAGCACCCAATGCTTGACAGCGCCGATCCGCTTGCCGCTGACCTCAACCAAGCACGGGAGATTAGCTTTCACCCTGTCATTATCGTAAGGGGTGCCTCGCCACTCAAACTTAACGCCGGGGAAAGCCGCATCAATCTTAGTCCAAACTACCAAGGCCCCCAGGAAACCTTTAACCGCCCGAAGTTTCTCGTTGACAATGTCGGGAGTAGTCCCCAGCCTCATAGCCAGGGCGGTTACCGTGCAGCCGTGAGTACCGATAGTATTCTCGGAAAACCCCAATTTGATGTTAGCCCATTTAGGGTCTCGCTGTGACAGGATTTGGATTGGGGTGGGCATAGATGTACCTTAACGGCCTAAACGCACGAATTTGGGGCTGTGGCGGGCTAGGCGAGCATCTTACTAACCACTAGCCCCACGATGATTGCCCCCACGTTTATAACCGTCATAACATTAATCCTGGTTTTAAGGGAACTAATCTCTTCTTGGAGGTGGGGTAAGTGGTTCTGAAGGATCTCGTCTATCTTAGTATCCAAAGAAGCATAGCCTTTTTCTAAGTTGTCAACCCGCCATTTGATGGTGTTGTTATTAAGCCGTAGCGACACTAGCCCCCCCTTCCGGCGGTAATTGACGCAACCTTTGGATTAAAGCTTTTAAGATTAACTCTGCTTCCCCAGGTTTAGATTTACCCAACTGATCTATCGGGCCTTGGGACATAGAAGAAGGAAGTTGGGAAGCGCCAGTGGGTTGGGGAGCGGCCAGGGCTGCGGCCCCGCCCGGGATACCGGCGGTAGAGGTGGGGCCGAGGTTAGACCGGCGGCGGAAACTCTCTAAAATTGCCTGGCGATCTATTCCTTCAAGTGGCATATGAATCAATTATACCAGAACCATTTGACATAATATCAACTGATAATTATACTACATGCATATATGGAAGTACCAATCTCAAAAATAGAATGTAAGCGCTGTGGATATAAATGGGTTCCCAGAAAATCCGATGTAAGGACTTGCCCTAAATGCAGGTCAATTTATTGGGATAGAAAAAGAGAGTATGGCAAGACCTAAAGGAATACCAGCGTGGAATAAAAAACCAGAAACTCTTTTAACTCGAATGTGTCAATACTGTAACAAGATGTTTTTCTGGAAAGCTACCCCAAGCAGGTTGAAAAAGGGATGGGGAAAGTATTGCTCAAGAAGTTGTCACCTTAAAGAAAGAAATAAAATTATCAAGCCATCAGATGCATTGAAGGGAAAAATAGCTTGGAATAATCGACAAAAAACTGTAACCTGTGATACTTGCAAAAAGAAGTTTCTTTGTTCCCCTAGTGCAAGAAATTATAAGCGAAAATTTTGTTCAAGAAAATGTCAAGGAATTAAAGCCAAAAGTTGGGGTGCAGGAAGAAATTTTTGTATGGGTTCAACCCCCTGGAATAAAGGAAGGGCTATGCTAAATATCCGAGGTAAAAGTCATCCTAATTGGAAAGGGGGAATCACTAGCTTAGGTTCTAAAATTAGACAATCTATAGAGTACAAATTATGGAGAAGATCAATTTTTATGGCAGATAATTATACCTGTCAAACTTGTAGATTAAGAGGAGGTATCAAATTAAATGTAGATCATTACCCCTTCTCTTTTTCCCAAATTCTTGTAGCATTCGATATCAAAAATATGGAAAATGCCCTAAATTGTGATTTACTATGGAATATCAATAATGGTCGAACCTTATGTGAACCATGCCATAAAGAAACTAGTAATTACTTATACAAATCAAATCAAAAAATTAAGAATGTCTAAAAACAAATTGATTCACCTCTTTAAAGTTGCTTTTGTTTCTTTCCTATTTTTCCTTTTTATGCTCTGGTGGTTTGGATCTACTGATGACAGCCTCGGCAACGGCTTGTTCTTTCTTTTTTGGCTTACCATGTTTATTGAGAGTGTTTACAGACACGCTTTTGAGCAGGGACAAAACAATTAAATGGTTCCCCCTGACTTAATTTTTAAAAGTTGTTTTAACACATCTCTAGTTACTATTCCCTTTTTGCCGAGATCTTTTATTATAGCTTTTTGCTCATCTGGGCTTTTATCTCTAATCAGTTCCGCTATGGCTTCAGCTCTAGCTCCACTGGCCACTCCCAAGCTTTTAATTTTCTCTTCAATTAATGAAAGTTTTCCTACTTGCCTTGCTTCCATTTTTTTAGTTTCTCTATAAAGTTCTTTAACCTTGTCAAATAATTGGGGATCGTCCTGTTTGATTTGCATAGCCCTTTGTTCGATTTCAGATTCTGTCAAGGCTCCCCAACTATTTACAATTTCTTTGGCTTTTGTACTCTTTTCTTTACTTTCTTTGGTTTCCAGAGACTTCTTTTGAGATAACTCCGTTAGTGTTTGAAGCATGCTTTCGTACTCCTGTTTTTCTTCTCCCATGGTAAAAGGAGCAATATAGGCAGATAGGTTACGCCTGGAATCTTCACCAGTGGGGGTTTTGTAAGCTTCCAATTGTTTTGAGAGCTGGGGAAAATCCCTGATTAGAGTGTCTTTAAAACCCTTGGATTTGCGGTAAATTGGATCCATTACTGTTGCCACATACCTAACTAGACCTTCCATCGGAATCATCTGCCCAGCGGTAAAAGCCAATGTACTACCTAAAGAAATGTCTGTATCTCCCTGGGCTAAACGCACAAAACTACCTAGTCCTGACAAGAAAGTTTGTTGAGAAAAGAAGGCTGCCATATCAGCCGTAGCTCTCCCAATCTTTTTTAAATCACTATCGGTTAGAGCAGTAGTAGATTGTTCCTGATAGTGCTTCAAAGCTGCTGGCAGTGCCAGAGCCAAAGCAAACGGGCCGAATGTGGCCATTGGTACCCACTGATTACCGATCTTAACGCTATATGGTCTTCTGCCAGATTCATAAAAAACGCTTTTATCTTCTTGATCTTTGGGGGCTGACCAGGATGTGGCATTATTGGCTGCCATCATAGCCCCGATAGTAGTAGCGGTTGAACCCAGCAAAAACTTAGCTAGTTGCTCTTTCTTTTTGGCTGCTCCAGGTAGAGTAGCCAATCCAGCTGGGGAATATTCAATCCACTGTTTGGCAAAATTCATTGGAGTTCTTAAGAATGGGATAAACCATCTTACGAACTTAGGGGCTTTAAACATCCAGTTAGTCAATTTATCTATTTGCCGAAGAACTACTGCCTGTCCCTTCTTACCAGTGGGGTCTAATCCAGCCCTAAAGAGAGAATACTCCGCAATTTCTTTAGCTTCTAATAGGGTTTTTCCCCCAGCTTGCTCTCCACCCATAATTAAGGTGGAAAAGAATCTATCACTAGCTTCCATCAGGCGGGTAGGAACACCCAATAATCCGGGCATATTATAATATTTGAGAGCCTGCTTTAAATCAGTTTTTTCAATAGGCGTTTCGCCAGACATTGTTTTACCGAAGGCATTGACAGCTTCTGGTAGGGAACTAAATGCGCCCTTGTAATATTGGGCTGCCCCTTTCACATCGCCACTAATCAGTTTAACCAATGGCCTAACCCCAAATGTTTGGGTAATGTTAGAAAATGCGTTTCTTATTTGAGTCCTGGGATTAGAGAGCATATTATTGTATCGATAAGCATCAAGAATTTCCCCTGTCGATGGTTTGATAAATCGACGATAGAATTTTTCTACACTCTTTGAATTGTTCCAATCTACCGCAAGCGACTCTTTGATGATTTTGTCGGTATCTTCTTCTACTTTTAAAACCCGTTTTAATATCTCTTGCCTGATTGAAGTATCCTTGGCAATAATCTTTTTTGCTTCTAGTCTCCTGCCCGCTTCGGCTGAATCTGATGAGATTATCTTGAGTGAATCTATTAAATCTTTCATTCTAGTTTTTAAAGTTTTGGTATCCCCAACTTTAATTAGGCTAGTAATTTCTTTGTCCAGGGCGACCATCTGTTGCCTAGCTCTTACTTCGGCAGCAATAGCTTGCTTGGTAGCTTCTCTAGTAGTAATGGTTTGCAACGCCTCTGATTGTTTAGCCGCTTCTAAAATTTCCTGATGGCTCAAAGTTTTACCCCTGATCCCCTCAAGTTGGGGTTTGACTGATTCAATTGTGCTTTTTAGAGTTACTTTTTCTGGCTCACTAAGCCTCAACCTATCAAGATTAATATTAAATATTTTCTCCGCCTTATTTAATTTTTCCCCTTCTGCTTTTAAGATGGCCCTTGTTCCACCTTTAGGTTGTACTCCTCCGAAAATACTAAAACCAGCACCCAAGGCCGCAGATGATAATAATTCTTTGGGCGTTACTTGCTCTCCCGCCAATTTGGCTGGCCCAGCTCGCATTCCAGCCCCAACCCCAGCCCCCACCAATGCCTGTTTAATAGAAAGACCCACCTTTCCAGCCACCGGTGCTGTTTCGGGGACAGTGGCCATAAAAGCCGATTCTATATCTTTGGCTAAACCTCTACCAATTCTTCCACCCGCATATTCTTTTGGCTTAAAAAACTCTTTTAATGGAATGGTTTCTTGGGGTGGTACTTGTTTAGCTCCTCCTCCAAACAACAAGCTTTCTTCGGTGGCACCAGTAGGCAATTCACCCGCCTTTTTGACAGCTCCTTTAAAAAATCCTACTGCTTTCTCAGCCGATGGTTTTATTGGTGCTAACCTTTTCTTTTTCTCTTCCTCAAGAAAGCTGATAACCTTGTTGAAAAAGCTCATTACTTACCTTTCTGTCTAAGTTCTTTGGGGGCAGCAAACCAGGCTTTCCACCCATACTCATCATAGATTATCTTGGCCATGCGAGCATTAAGTAAGGGGTCACGCATCCGCTCATAAGCTTCGGTAGCCATTTGGGGAGTGATATCACCGACCCTATCAGTATCAATTATCCCTGCCTTTTTCATCAAGGGTCGGTACTTAACACTATTCAAGAGCAAGTAAAAAGTGCCATTATTAATCCTGAACAAACCCCGATCCCGAGATAGTTCATCTTCTCCGGCGAAAGGATTCTTGACATACTTGAACCCCCCACCCTCCTCCTTACTCTTATAATTGAAGTTGTCATCAGCTTGGGGATTAAACGCCGCATTCTCCCCCACATTGGGCTTCCTGGGTTCTTCCCCCGGTATACTAGTTTCCTCCAGAGGGTGGTGCAATACCCGGGCAGACTCGGTGGCTAATCCATATCTATCTAACTCTTCCCCCAACATTTGGGCAATCTTTGAAGGAACATCAGCAAGCTGAGGCTCTTCCTTAGTGGCTTTAGTAGAGGGGATTTTGATGCTGAATGCAGGTTGAGGAATAATTGGCTGCTTTGCTTCAGAAGCGAAAACTGGCTGTTTAGCTAACGGAGAAATAAATTCTTCTGGTTCTGGTTTAGGTAAGAATAATTCTTTAGCCCGCTCTAAAAAAGGTTTGGGTTCTGGCGATCCAGCCAGGGGAGAAACAAATTGGGGTGCAAACAATTCCCTTAGCTTGCGCCTGGGTTCTGCGAAAAGCTGATCTTTGTTTTTAAAAAGGGCCATTTCATTTAGTTATTTCCACCACTCTTCTTCTCCTCTTAGCTTTCTAACTTCTAACCCCTGTTCCCAGGCTGGCCCCCATGTTGCGGCAGATGGCCCAACGTTATACTCTGCTCGGATTTGGTAATCTGGTAATTGATCCTTATAGTTAACGATAAGTTCGCCAAAGCCTACTCCAGCTTGCACATCTTTTCTGAGTTGGATTAGAGCCGCAGCTTTGGTTCGTTCGGTTTCGGTTCCTTTTCCAGCCTGTCTTCTGGTAAAAGCCAACTGCTCCGCAGCCGCAGTCCCTACCAAAGATAGTAAGGCATCGTTTGACTCTCCGCCAGTCAATTTAACCCCAGCATTAGCTGCGGCAGTTTGAAGTGTTTTAGTGTATTGTCTTTCCTCTTGGGAAAGCTCATTGGCCAAGGCCCACTCCCGGTCATCAAGCTGGCGTTGACGATTGAGTTTGTCAAATAACATATCCAATTGGGTCTGCCGGTCAGCCGTGAACCCTGTCATTATCCGGGCATTCCTGTCCACCAAGGCCGTGTAGCGCATTTTAAGGGGTTCAATGTCCATCTCCTGGCCCTGGACAGCCAGTCCCACTTTAGTCCCTACCCCCTGCATAGCCTCGGAAATGCCACCCTGGATACGGCCCAGGCTGGTACCCAGCTTGCCTAACTTTTGTAGGAATGGTTCTCTCTCGGAAGCCACCATGCCCCGCCTTTGTGCCTCAGTTACCAAAGACTCCCGGGTACGGGCGGAAACATCAGGCTCAATCTGGTCAAGGTAATCCTCAATCCCGGCGATCTGCTTAGACAGGGTTTTGGAGGTAGCCCGCAATTCGGGGACACCAGCTTCGGTTTCCAACCGGCCATAGATATCCAGGGGCTTCTCCCGGGATCGCATCTGCATCACAATATCCTGAAGGGCTACATCTTCGGTCTGGCCCAAGCCCCTGGCAAACTCCATAGCTGAGGGAACCTGGCCAAAATCTACACCACCTCCTTGAAGGGAAGAATTAGCTGCCGAACGAAGATTATCATCCCAGGTGATTTCTCCCTTATCCATTTTCTCAAGAACATTTCGTGCTTCAATTGCATTCATGGCCATAGTTTTTATTATACCTCAATCAACTAATCCGATTGCTCTTAGATCA